ATGTACATTTTGAGAACAGGGATGATTTATTACCAGTTTGACGATCCAGCTCTTGAAGAATCCTGGCAGGCTGCTGAATATGATGCTTTTTTTAATTCACCGGAAGAGGAAGAAGGGGAACTGTATACCTCTTCCTATGCAGGAGACGATCCTGTATTTGAACAGTTGGTTATAACGAATCAGCTTCTCACTTATTCATTGGCTGTGAACTTAGTTGTATACTTTTTAATCATTGCCTTCTTTGTGATTCGCTTTATTCGTTCGCTTATAACAAAAATATTTATTTAAGGAGGTTTCTATGAGAAAGAAATTAGCTACTGTATTATCTGACGTGAAGTCAAAGAAGACACTTATCTGCGTAACTGCAACTACTACGGCAATGACAATTGTACCGTCTATGCAGGCGTTTGCATCTGAAAGCGGCGGTGTTTCAGGAAAAAGTCTTCTTTCCGGTGAACTGCTTACAAACGTGCAGCAGGGTATTGCAGACATACAGTTCACTGGCATTCAGGTCATCGGTTTGGTTGTTGTTGCTGCGCTGGCGGTTGTTGGAGCATCTGCGGCAGCGAACTTTGTCATCAAAAAGATTAAAGGTGTGTTATCTAAGGCGGGCTGATGGCAGATTACAGGGAGGGCAGCTCATGCCCTTCCTTTTTTGTATCCAAAATTAGGTTTGTATCTCAAAAATGGTTCTCGAGCATCCGTAGCTCCAGTAGAAATGAGATACAAAAATCCGGAAAATTTGTATCTCATTACTCCCGGGTGACGCCAGGCTGCAGCTGGTAAATTGAGATACAAAGGAAAGAAGGCATTATGAAAATTAGAGTATTTACAAGAAAAGTTCTGTCTTTGATATGTGCAGTGTTTATCTTTTCTTCGACAATGGTTACGTCTTTTTATATCCGGCCGTTGGAAGTCTATGCTGCGTCTGTTGCATTGGAGTTTGGCGAAGGTTTTTTATCTGTGGTTTGTGATGTGCTGTTTAGTTTTGGATGTAAATTTTCCGGGTATGTTCAGGCTGCATCTGCGGTCGTGTCCTTTAGTGATTTTTACGAGAAACGGCGAGTGGAAATTTTAGAAGAGGCTGCTGAAAATCCAGATTACTTAAAGCAACAGTTGCGTTTTGGTTATAAAGCAAAAGAAGATACTCGGGATAAAGAGGTTGTAATTACAAAAGAGAAGATGGTTTCTGCGGCTGACTGGGGAATTGCACATCAAGCAGACGATAAAATTGATAGTTTGTCTGACCTGCCGGAGGAATTTATTCAGGCGGCCCAGGCGTTTGCAATATCGGAGTTAAATATTAGTGCGGTGGATGGCTCTGCTCCTAATACTTCTATCATGGTTGATGCAATGGCTTATTATTATTCATTTGAAACATTGCGTCATTCTGGTAGTTATAAAGACATGACGGTATCTTATACTGGCTCTCTTTGGTGGGATTCATATCGTTATTATGCAACGCCTGGAACAACAGTAATGATTGAACGTACGACGGGTTTTTCTGGTTCTTATACATTTGATGGTGGCACTGTTGCAGATAATGGAATTTGTTATGTGAGTCGTGACGTTTTAGATACTTCTAGCGTTGTTGGTTCCGTTACATCTTTTCAACATTGTCTTGGTAATTATAAATCTGCTGTATATCCTCATGGCGAGGTTCCTCCAATAAGTTTTCCTGGTAATTATTCATTTTTAAATTTACGCTTTCCGCTCTCTGTTACTTATTCATCTTCTCCATCTGTTGACGTTCCCTATGCTGGAGCCGGAGCTGTAACATGGAATGGAACGGCTGATATAGGAAAAACAATTGATAATCAAAATGCGGCAGCCAGCCTTGATGAATATATTGGTAAAACTTTGACAGCAAACGGTGAAATAGTGGTTCCGACAGACCCAGCGTTCCCGGATGAGTCGGAGTCTTCCGGAACTGGCGAAGGTGACGTTACTCTTACCGGGATTGCAGCTTGGCTTCAAAAAATATTTAACGGTATTCTTGCTCTTCCCGGCAATATAGCATCCGCATTTGATTCAGCTCTTGTTAATATCGGTACAAAAATAGATGCTATTCCGTCCGTTCTGGCGGATATTAGGGATAAAATAATTTCAATCCCGGACAACATTGGTAAAGAGCTGGCAAAGCTCGGTGACTGGCTGCAAACCATTCCTGGAGCATTGGCCGATATTAAAGACCAGGTGATTGCAGTGCCAAAATCGATTGCCGCAGAGATATCTGCCTTCTTTGCAATTGACACGACTCGGATTAATAATTCCTACTCAGATATGACAAACGCTTTAAAGGCCAAACTTTCCGCCATTAATCAGATTATTGATATCTTTGATAAAACGAATTATTCCTTTTCGGACACTCCGCCTGTATTTACAATGCAGACGCCGGATGCACTGAAACAGGCGGTTCAGTCTGATACCATCGTCATTATGGATCTGACCAAGTATGCGGACGCCTTTTATTGGTGCCGTACAATTTTATCAGCTGTCTTGTGGGTCGCTTTTGGGAAATGGGTGTTAGACCAGTTTGATGTTCAATTCCATGTTGGATAGATTGGAGGTCTTATGACAGATATTATTTGTTCTGTGCTACAGTTTTTTACAAACCTCATAGTTGACCATTTTCCGGATTTAAGTGTGGGTTCCAGTCAGCTTGGGACGATATCAAGCTCATTTGAAACGATGATACAGTTTATTGCGCAGGTAAACTTCTTTATCCCTCTTCCAACAATTTTAACCATCTTCTCTATCGTGTATGGAATTAAACTTGCAAAGTTTACTTTATTTATCGTTAACTGGGTTATCAGGCGTATTGCTGATATTATCCCTTAAATATGTATCTCAAAAAATTTTGCTGCGGTTCCCGGCCGGAGCCGATGGGCGAGAGGCATGAGATACAAAAGGAGGTTATAATGAAAAAGATAAAAAGAAAGAAAAAGAAGAACCCTCAGCTACCAGTTCTGGAACGCAAAGCGCGGTATCTTGCTTCAAGTAGGCGCAGATCACGCCGTTTAAAGTGGTGGTATAAAATCCATCGCCGTGATCTTTGCTTTCGGTTAAGGCTTCGAAAGTTTATCTCGTTTTTAGTTCGTCTTCGGATTCCGTTTCAGATTCTATCTGCTATTCGTTGGGTCATTGTTGATTTCCTTCGCGCGAAACCTCGTAAATTTTGGGGAATTTATCAATTTGTTGCTTTGCCCGGCGAAGGTAAAACACTATCTATGGTAGCGCAGATGGAACGTGTTCGAAAAGAGCTTGGTCCGGATCATGTCTTCATAGCGACAAATTTTTGTTATGTGAATGAAAACATGGCAATTGACCATTGGACTGATCTGATTAAAGCAAGTAAGTATGCAAATACACATCATATGCATTCCGTCATTGCTCTGGACGAAATACATACAACGTTCGATGCCAGTGATTGGAAGTCGTTCCCTCCGGAGCTGCTTGCCTTGTTGTCCTTTAATCGTAAATATGGGATGCAGTTTTTATGCAGCAGTCAGATTTATGATCGGATTCCTAAAAAAGTCCGTGATATAGCAAATTATACGGTAATCTGTAAAAATTTGCTGGGCTTGGATCGCTATTTCCTGAATTACTACTTCTCGAAAAGTGACTATGAGGATAAATTTTCCGGAAAACGTAAACGAGCAGAATTCATTCGAACTTATGTAGCCGATGATCATTTATATGCCCTATATGATACGCTGCGTCAGGTGGATCGGATGACGGCGAAAGCACAGGAGGAACAGGATAAACGGCAGGCAGCATTTAATTTGTTGTTTGGGCAGCCGGAAGAGGCCGAAGACGGGACGGATTGAGCGGAGCGAAAGCCGCCCGTTTTGGCCTTCCGGCGCCCCTACCACCGTCTTCTAATAGGTGGTCTCAAAATACACTGAGATACAGGGCTGAATCCGCATGGATACAAGGAAATTCGGTGGATAACATCACTAGGCAAATTGCCTTTTGCCTAGTTTTTCCACAAAATGAGATTTGAGATACAAAATAGGGGGTATTATGGCTATTGACAAGTATTTAATGGACTCCATCATTGCAAATGAAATACCAATGGATGAGCGTCCATTTTGGTTTGATATTAAACAACAAAAATTTTTACATAATATCGATACATTTTACTACAGTGTGAAGTTAATAAATGATTTCACTATTAATACTGAGGATGCCGCTGTATTACATTTTCGTAAGACTACAGAACGGCTGCGGGATAAGATGGGATACAACGATTCAATACCGTTCTATCTGGATACCATCGGCGAAAATATGAATTTGCTGAATTTGTCTTATGGCAAATACTATAATGTGTGTTTGGAGTGTCCGGAATACTTTCATGTTTTTATTGCATCTAAAGTACCTCCGTCTGCTTCTGGCTTTAATTCGGTTACCTGTGAGATCATTGTGCAGCTGCGCAGCTATATGCTCTGGATGTACGGTATCCATGCAGCTTTCGAAGAATCATTACGATACGTACAGGCGATTGTAGACCAGTTCGGATTTGACATTTCCTTTGTTCAGGAAAACCGGATTGATTACTGCTGGCATAGCAATTATCTTGTCAATCCGGAAAAGTTCTTTTCTATCGAGAACTTCTACAAAATGCGAGTTGACCGATACCGGGGAGCAAATTATCATACAGCGAAAGTCGGAAGCGAAGACTATGAAATTGATTATGTTTCCCTTGGTAATCGTGGTGGGAAATGTTTTGTTCGGATTTACCTGAAAAGTAAAGAGGTGGTTGAGCAGGGTTACAAGGCATTCTTTTTTAAGCTCTGGTATTTTAACGGATTGATTAATCGATATGACCTGTATTGTTATGAAAAGGCTTATGTACAGCGGAGCTGGAAGTATATGACGATTGCCCGCTTGGAATTTTATCTTGAGTTTGGGGCATGTGAAGACTTTAAGCGGAGCTGCCGAGCTTATATGAAGCAATATGATTTATCCCGGAAGGTTTCTGATGCTATGATTGCATTTGCCGACTTTCTGACTCCCAAAATACATCTGGTAACAAATGTAGAGTACCAGACAATGCGAAAAGGAACAAAGTCCTACTGTTTGTTGCCCGTCTCAGATAACCGGCTTAAAGGCGCCGCAAAACGTGTTTATGATTATTTAGATAATCGACCTCTCATTATCAACTATCTGACACATGATATCCTGCGCCTGGTGCAGCCGTCCGGTGACAGCAATAAAAGTCGTCGTGACTACTGCGGCTTTTGGTCTGCACTCCGTAATACGAAGCTGGTAGATATGCGGCAGCTCCCGGAGCAGCTCCGGCTGATACGTATCTATAACCGACAATTGAATAAAGATGTAATGAAGCGCAGCTTGTTAAATAAAGCGATAGTGTTTGGAATTTATACAAAGGGAATCAATAATGATGGAGTGATGCAGGATGCTATGGACGCACTGCTTAAGATGAATGACAATGACTTAATGAATGCACTGAGATATAAAAATAAAAAGTCCCGTGAATTCAACCCGAATGAACTCACGGGAATGGTCGAAGAAAATCTTACGCACGATTTTGTCTTGTTTGATAAGTCTTCTGGTGCTTTTTATGATGATAGCACATTCCTGAGTGATTTTCAAGATGGAGGTGTTTTCAATGACGATTTTTGAAGCCTTTTATGCTTTTATGGATTTTGGCAGTTCTTACTGGGCTCCTCGTACATTATTGTATTATCGAAAAAATATAGGTTACTTTTTGCAATTTTATAATACACGGTGTGCGCCGGAACTGCCAGTGTCGGAACTGCCAGACACACTTTATGCAGAATATGTTGTTTATCTAAGAGCAAAGGAAAAGTATGCAGGGCATCCGCTTCGGAATAGTATGAATGTCAATGGCTGCATCAAATCCAATACAGTATGTACCTATTCACGAGCAACAAGAACCTTTTTGAACTGGCTATATAAGAATGGGCATATCGCTATTAAATTAACTGAAGACGTAAAGCTCCCCAGGAAGGACGATGATATTATTGTACCGTTATTGGCTCAGGAAGTTGTTGCTATTGATTCTGTTTTTGATGGCTCGCAAAATAACGATCTTCGTAATTGGTGTATGATTCATTTAATGCTGGATGCCGGATTGCGCTCCTGCGAGGTGATTGCACTGACTCCATCGGATTTAATTTTCGATTCACATGCCATTACGATTAACCGCTCAAAGTTTGATAAATCCCGTGTTGTACCGATGGCTCCTAAGCTTGAAGAAAATCTCCGTGAATATGTTCGGTTATATAAGCCGTCCGGTACTCTTTTCCGGAAGTTAACTGAAAACAAGGGTATAAACGAGGATGTTATAAAGTCTATGTTTCTCCGTATTAAGCGGAATACTAATATCGACCGAATCCATCCGCATTTACTTAGACATACTTTCGCAACCAGTTTTATCATGGGTGGGGGGAATCTTGAACAGCTCCGGCTGCTCCTGGGGCATTACGATTATGCCGTAACAAGACTTTATTTGCATTTAGCCAGTCAGTATCTAATATTACACACCGATATTTACCAGTTAGATCCATTATTTTTCAAAGCAGGATATTAA